AAAAGATATACTTTAGAATTTGCAATATCGAACAGGGATTTTTCATGGCAGGATACATGGACAGATCAAACGACTGTATCAGATTGGAGAATCTGCTGAATAAATACAAAGAATATATTATTTACTAGAGAGGTGATACATAATGGCCAAATGGAATATAGACACAGTTCCCAAATGTGAAAAGGGAACTACTTCGGATGAGGTTCTTGTAACGATAGAAAAAGCCTCAATAATAACAGGTGAAATATACAGTCGAGTTGTTAAGGCGGTATATATCCCACATCACAATTGTTCGTTGGAAGATTTAGAATGGAACGTGGATGATGATATCTTAGATGGGTGGGAGTATACAGAAGATGGTATTTCTTGGTGGATCCCACAGGGCTGGTATGAAGTGCATGATTATTGTGATAATTACGAATACTCAAAGATTACAGATAAGGTAGTAGCCTGGAGAAAGTTGCCAAAACCTTATGAACAGAGAAAGGAGACTATATAGAATGGCATACGCAGGCAAATGCGATAGATGCGGTGGGTTCTATGACCTGCCGTTTGAACACGGAGCGGCGATGAGGGCAAGGATAGTTGATGTGTTCGATGATACAGTAGAGACAATGGATTTATGTTCGGACTGCATGAAGAAGCTCCGAAGCTTTCTTGACGGTGCAGAGCTCAATGATCCGGGAGTGATAGAGAATAAGGGACAGATAGGATTCAGAATGAAGATGGATCCAGACAACCATTTGATGAACAGATTCATGCGGAAGGAGTGAGAGGATGGCAAAATCAGATAGAAAGCTACACGAAGCAAGAATGGCGGGGGCTGCATGGCTGATGAATGTCATCAAGACACAGGGCATGGAAGCAGCAGAGAAAGAACTCAAGGTCAGAGGAGCCATGTTTGTTCCGCTTGAGGTCAACCAGAAGCAGCTTGACGAAGCTGTGTATAAAATCAAACTGAATACAATAGATTGTATTTTGATAATGAGTTGCATGGTACTTCGAGATGAATTTGATTTTGGACAGAAGAGGCTTGAGAGATTCTGCGAAAGATTTAATTTAAAGACTGATGCGCTGTGTGATGAAGAAATTATCTGGGATGATCTGATACAGACACTAAAGGAAGAAACAGGTTTGGATTTCACCATCCGGGAGAACAAGTAGGAGGTGAGGCGGTGAAAGCAAAAGAGTATTTGAAACAGGTGAAGCTTCTGGATGTTAAGATCAGACAGAGGAAGATAGAGCTTGCAGGACTCAAGGAAGATGCAACCTGTACAGGGGCATTTGATTATTCGTCTGAGAAGGTACAGACAAGCGCTAAGGCTGATTCTATGAGCAAAAAGGTGGCAAAGTATGTTGACCTTGAGAAGGAGATTCATGAGGACATAGAGCGGTTCACGGAGCTCAAGCATAAGATCATAGGACAGATACATATGCTGGACGAACCGAAGTACGTCAATGTATTGTTCATGAAATATATTGAATATAAGGACCTGAAGGAGATTGCCAAAGAACTTGATTATTCATATGGCAGGACAAAACATATACATGGTTTTGCACTTGAGGCATTTAGAATTAAGGTCTTGGAAAACTCAGCACCAAATAGCACCATTTAGCACCACATAGCACCTAGCAAACGTGGTATACTAGTATGGTAAAATTATATTGATTCATAAGGGACATGACTGTTTGCCATTTCGGTCGTGTCCCTTTTCTTATGCCCAGTGGTTGTAAACCTCCCCTTGTGAAAAGTGAACGCTGATCTCTCCCCACTGGGCTTTTTGTTTGAGGTGAGATATGAGTAAGATTAAAAGGTTTGAGGTCGTGAGACCTGAATATAGTTTTGAATACATACATCCGATACTTGGCAGGCTGGCTTTACCAATAGCCATGATAAAGGTGATGGTTAAGTGCACTAAGATATACAAATTTCAGCCAACTATAAAGCTGGGTGGAGAGGTAATAAGTGTGTGTAAGCCGTTATACAAGATTGTGATTCCGAAGAGAGTGAGAAAGTAACAGAAAGAAGGTGTGACATTATGGCAAAACTGACAGCTAAACAGCAGAGATTCTGTGATGAATACTTGATTGACCTTAATGCCACACAGGCAGCTATAAGGGCAGGGTATTCAAAGAAAACAGCAAATGAGCAAGGAGCACGCTTGTTAGTAAATGTTAGTATTCAAAAGAAAATATTTGAGCTACAAAAAGAGCGTGAAAAGCGTACAGAAATAACTCAGGATAGCGTATTACATGAGCTTGCACTTATCGCATTTGCAAAGGCATCTGACTATGCAAGAGTAGTTGAAAAGGATGCCATGGTAGAAGTTGATGGGAATATGGTCCCGGTACTTGACGAGGACGGCAAACAGGTGAAATACAGGACAGTAGAGCCTATTCTGACGGATGAACTGACAGAGGATCAGAAGAAAGCTATTGCAGTTATAAAAAAGGGTCGAGACGGCTTTGAAATAAAGCCTTACAGCAAGATACAGGCGTTGGAGCTCCTGGGTAAGCATTTGGGTATGTTCACAGAAAAGTTGGAAGTGAAGAATACCACACCAAATGCATTTGAGGGGCTTACAACCGAAGAATTGAAGAAACTTATTGATGACGTTTGATAGACATGACCCTTTATTACAGCAACAGCTAAAAATAGAGCTATCAAGGAGAGAGTTCTGGTCATATTGCAAGCTGACCTCTCCTGACTTCTACAGTAACGACAGAGCGTTCTTGCATGATCTTGCGGATAAACTACAGTGGTTCGTAGAAGAAGCAGAGCAACAGATAATGGTGGTGAATATGCCACCAAGACACGGAAAATCACGAACAGCTACTAAATTTGTTCAGTGGTTATTCGGTAAATATGGTATAGATAAAAAGGTTATGACAGGTTCATATAATGAGACGTTGTCAGGAACCTTTGCAAAGGCTGTCAGGGATGTTATAGCAGAAAAGCCTACAGAGGGCATTCTGACATATGGAGATATATTCCCTGGCACAAAGATAAAGTATGGTGAGGCTGCAGCACAGAAATGGAGTCTTGAGGGCAGTCAACAGGCCAATTACCTTGCAACTTCTCCGACAGGTACAGCAACAGGATTTGGCTGTAATATCATGATAATAGATGATCTTATCAAGAACAGTGAGGAAGCCTACAATGAATCAGTATTGCAGAAGCAGATTGACTGGTTCAACAATACAATGCTCTCCAGAACAGAGAATGATTTTAAAATCATCATAATTATGACAAGATGGTCAACAAAAGATCTTGCCGGATATGTACTTGCCAACTATGACAATGTAGTTCATATCAATTACAAGGCAGTACAAGACGATGGAACAATGCTCTGTGAAGCTATCCTGTCATATAAGGACTACAAGATAAAAACAAAGAACATGAATAAGGATATAGTCCTTGCGAATTATCAGCAGGAGCCAATAGATGTCAAAGGCAGATTATACAGCCATATCAAGACATATACGGATATTCCAAGGGATAGTAAGGGCAATAACCTGTTCAAATATATATTGAATTATACAGATACAGCGGACACAGGTAGTGATTATCTGTGTTCTATTTGTTATGGCATGTATGAGAGTACATACTACATACTTGATGTTTTATACACAAAGGAGTCAATGGAAGTTACTGAGCCGGCAACAGCTCAGATGCTGACGAACAATAACGTTGGTAATGCTTTAATAGAGAGCAATAATGGCGGTCGAGGATTCAGCAGAAACGTTATAAGAGAACTAAAAGCTCTGGGAAATACCCATACTAAGATACAGTGGTTCTTTCAGTCAAAGAATAAGACATCAAGGATCCTGTCAAACAGCACAGGAGTAATGCAGAACGTTCTTTTCCCTGTGAATTGGGAAGACAGATGGCCAGATTTTGCGGAAGCAATAAGGAAGTATCAGAAAGAGGGTAAGAATGCTCATGATGATGCTCAGGATGCTCTGACTGGTGTATATGAGAATGATAAGCCTAAGGGAACATGGCTGGTATAGAGAGGTGAAAGAATGCTAACCCCTGACGAGATAAAAGAATTGATAGACAGTGACCGCACATCAGAAAAAAAGCAGTTCGCCCGGACAGGCGAAAGATACTATGACGGCGATCATGACATAAAGAAGTATAGATTGTTCTATTACAATGCGGACGGCGAACTGGTAGAGGACAAGACCAGAAGCAACGTGAAGATACCACATCCATTCTTCACAGAGCTGGTTGACCAGTGCACCCAGTACATCCTATCAGGGGATGGCATTGTAAAGTCCAACGACCCTGAGCTGCAGAAACACATGGACAAGTATTTTAACAACAATGATGAGTTCATGTCTGAGCTTTCTGACGCTATCACAGATATACAGGTCAAAGGCTTTGCGTATATGTACGCGTACAAGAATGCCAAGGACATGATGTCATTTGCAAATGCTGACAGTATCGGAGTTATTGAGGTAAGAGCTAAGGACACAGATGATGGCTGTGCATACACGATTTATCACTATACGGACAGGATAGACAAAGGGCACAAGACTATTGAGAGAATACAGGTCTGGGATGATAAGCAGACATATTATTATGTCCAGGTTGATAATGGGACGGTGGTGCTAGATGACACTGAACTAATCAACCCAAAGCCTCATGTACTTTATACAAAGAATAATGGAAATAAGGCCACCTACTTTGATGGATTTGGCTATATTCCATTCTTCCGGCTGGATAACAACAAGAAGCAGTTCTCAAGCCTTAAGCCTGTAAAGCCACTCATAGATGACTATGACCTGATGGCCTCAAGCCTGTCAAACAACCTCATAGACTTTGATTCCCCACTATATGCTATCAAAGGCTTTCAGGGAGACAACCTGAATGAGCTTCAGACAAACCTCAAAACAAAGAAGATCATAGGTATAGGTGAGGATGGTGACGTAGATGTCAAGACTGTTGATGTGCCATATCAGGCACGACAGGCGAAGCTTGAACTTGACGAGAAGAACATATACCGGTTTGGAATGGGACTGAATACCGCTGGACTCAAGGACACATCAGCAACTACGAATATAGCCATTAAGGCGGCCTACTCATTGCTTGACCTTAAGGCAAAAAAGATAGAGAAAGCTCTCAGGAAGTTCTTAAGGAAGATAGTAGAGATTGTCATTGACGAGATCAACAAGGCTGAGAACAAGGCATATAAGGCCGAGGATGTTTATTTTGAGTTCGCTCATGAGATTATGAGCAATGCTCAGGAAAATGCACAGATAGAGCTTACAGAGGCTCAGGTAAGGCAGACAGAGATCAATACAATACTCAATGTTGCAAGCATGTTTGATGATGAGACGATTATCAAAGCTATCTGTGACTGGCTTGATATTGATTATGACGAGATCAAGGACAAGCTGCCTAAAGAAGAGGAGAGCACGGAAGAGGCTCAGAAGGTGCTTGATAACATCAATACAGATGACGGAACGGAGGTGTGACAGATGGAAAGTAATAAAGTATACAAGATAGATCTTGATACTAGAGCGGTGCTGGTGCCGGCTGGAGAGGTCATCGGTGTATATCATGACAAAGATGTGAACCGACTGACTTTTGAAGTACCAGGAATATATAAAGGTATAGATCTCACAGGTTATCAGATATCAATCAATTACATGAATGAGGAAGAGCAGAAAGATTTGTACCTAGTCAATGAATGTAACATAGCCATGGGCGCAAACGACAAACCGGAGAGTATAACATTTGATTGGGTGGTAGGTGCTACTGCATGTGCTGTTCCAGGTGCATTAAGCTTTACAGTATGCTTTAAGAAGTTAGACAGTGAGGGCAATATACTAAACGAGATCAACACCAAACTCACGAGGATGAAGGTTCTTGAAGGTTGCGAGGCAGTTGAGAGCGAGATTGAAGAGCGGTATATGACAGACCTTGCAGGACAGCTTTACAAGGAACTTGATGAAGTAAAAAAACATGGCAGTGATGTCAAAGGAAGGCTTGCGGCGGTCATCACTGAGAAGGGAGTTGAGACCGCAAGCGGTGATGATTGGGAAGTGGTTATTGATAATGCACAGAAGATATCAACTGGTACATCGAATACACCTATATTAAGCACAACGATGATATCCGGTGTAGTACAGTGCCGAGTGACACACAAGATAGATAATACATTGGATTAAAGGAGGGAGTATATATGTTTACAAATAATTTCGCAGGACTTATTGGTATTAATTGCCAGAATAACTCTAGCAACTATGGTGTATGTAAATATGTAGATAACAGTGTTGCAGCTGTAAGTTACTCTTGGTTTAAAACCATGCTAAGCGGGACGTCATTGAAATTAAAAAAAGAAAGCAATTCATCTACGGGAATTGCTTTAGTACTAGGTACAGGATCAACACCCCCCAAAAGTACAGATACCGCGCTAGAATCATTAACTGAGGATTATGAAGTCGTTACACAGACTAAAGATATCCCTTTTAGTTTTTCAAGTTCGATCGTAACCATTACCAGAGTTATTAAAAACATGGGTAGTGCACCATTAACTATATCCGAAATTGGTCTATATGCATATCAGGTTAATTTCGGTACACTGATGTTAGCACGTGAGGTCATCGAACCGGTAACGTTGGAACCCGGCGAGAAGCATTCGTTCACAATGGACATATGCGTACAGTAGACATAAAACAAGGTTAGATTTTAGCCTTGTTTTTGGGGATAAAAGATGAACAAAGCACAAAAGCAGGTTGCACAGGCACAACTAAATAGAGAAAAGCAGACCATCAAGGAGCTCAAGCAAGTATATCAGCAAGCGCTGAAAGACTGTGAGAAAAAGATCAGTGAACTGTCTGCAAGAACCGATATGGAGAATCTGCAGAGCATCATCTATCAGAAACAGTATCAGGAGGCTTTGAAAGCGCAGCTTGAGGGTGTTCTGAGTAACCTGCAGTCTAACTCATATGCAACTGTGTCTGACTACCTGACGAAGTGCTATAGAGACGGATACACAGGTGTCATGTATGACCTGCAAAAGACAGGCATTCCAATCATCATGCCAATAGATCAGGCGGCAGTTGTGAGAGCTATTCAGACGGATAGCAAGCTCAGTAAGTCGCTATATGACAAGATGGGTGAGGATGTGACATACCTCAAGAAAGCAGTTAGGGCAGAGGTATCAAGAGGTATAGCCAATGGATCAACATGGAATGAAGTAGCTGGTAAGCTTTCACGGCATATGGCAAATACACCATTCCAGAGGGCTTATAACAACTCTATCCGCATTGCAAGGACTGAAGGGCATCGTGTACAGGTACAGTCAGCGCTGGACGCTATGTATAATGCAAAAAGCAAAGGGGCAGATGTATTGAAACAGTGGGATGCCACTCTTGACGGAGCAACGAGAGAACATCATCAGATGCTTGATGGACAGATCCGGGAAGTCGATGAGCCTTTTGAGGTTGGTGGTCGTAAGGTCGAGGCTCCTGGAATGTTTGGAGATCCGGCAGAGGACTGCAACTGTCGCTGCTGCTTATTGCAGAGAGCAAGGTGGGCGCTGGATGATGAAGAGCTTCAGACTCTGAGAAAGCGAGCGGAATACTTCGGGTTGGATAAGACAAAGGATTTTGAAGAGTACCAGGCGAAGTACTTTAAGGTGTCGTTTGAGATTGAGCATGAAAAAGATGTTGCAAATACCCAAAACGGTGATAGTATAAGAGATATAATGTTCAAGGCATCAAAGTCTGATGCTGGCATTATTAGAGATGAAAAAGCTGTTGTTGACGCATATTCACAGTTACCGGATAAAGTTCAGAAAGCAATGGCTGATGTAACCTTTAATATGGGGCAGAACGGCAGTAGTTGTGATGTGAAAAAAGGCATTATTAACGTTGCCAAAGGCGCTGAGAAAGAGGATATAGACCATGAATTTGGACATCTGATAGAAGAACGTATGCTGAATCCTAAAGTTGTGGAAAAGTATAAGAAATATTTAACTGAGGGATTAAGCGATAAAAATATTACTACGGAAATATACGAAAATGATGCAGGGCAAAAATTTGCAATATATATTTTGCATGGCGATAAATTTATTAGCGAATATCAAGGCAGGTTATATGTTAGCCGCATATCTGATGCTGTTAATCCGGATGGAAGTATAAAAACTGAATTTTTATTGGAATCCACCTCAGAGCTTTTCAGAGTGTATCAAAAAGATAAAACAATCCTTAGTACATATGAAATCGGGTTAGTAGAGGAGTCTTTAAAATGAATTTAAAAGAAGAATTTTTAAATATTACATCGTATGAAGAATATAATAAACAAAGAGAAAAGTTTGGTACTTTGCCTCGTGATGCAGAATTTTTATCTCATTTAGACAAGTTGTATGGTCCAGGATACGTAGGCGGAGATATAGCCAATGGAGTTATAGAAGAACTAAACCCGGCAAAAGACACATAGGAGAAGAATAGAAAATAATGCTAGATGGATTACGAGCACTGTACAGAGATGTATGGTGTTTTTTTATGCAAAAAATAGGAGGATGAAAGAATGCAGAAGTACATTGGAACAAAACAGATTGAGGCAAGACCGATGACAAGAAGCGACTATAACAATTACAAAGGATGGCAGATTCCAGCGGAAGAAAATCCAGCAGATGAAGGCTATCTCGTAAGATATTCAGATGGATATGAGAGCTGGTCGCCGGAGAAGCAGTTTAACGAAGCATACAGACCATGTGACAACATGACGTTTGGAATTGCTCTTGAAATGCTCAAGAAGGGCTTCAGAGTTGCAAGAAAGGGTTGGAATGGCAAAGGAATGTTTGTTGTATTCCAGAAGGGATATCCTGATGGCATACCATGTAACAAGCAGACCGCAGAAGCCTGGGGAATCAGCGAGGGTGACTTATTCAAGTGTAACCCATATCTGCAGATCAGATGTGTTGATGGTTCACACTCCATGTGGGTGCAGAGTATAAACGATTGTCTTGCTGAAGACTGGGTAATAGTGGAGTAGAAACGGAATAGCAGATAATTCAGACCGTGTTTTTACCATGGTCTTTTTTTATGCCCAAAATCGGCTCAAGGCAGTAAAACTGTGACCGACAAAGAATAACTCCGGCAAGAGTGATAACTGCCATGTGTGGCTACGATTAAAGCCAGAAAGGATGGAACAATGGAATTAAAGGAACTGTTAGGAGATGACCTGTATAAGCAGGTACAGGCGAAGATTGACGAGAAGAACAGCACAGAGACAGATAAGCTCAAGCATGTAAGATACACAGATCTGTCCGAGGGCAAGTACGTCAGCAAGGAGAAGTATGATTCAGAACTTGACAAGCTCAACACACTGATCACCGGCAAAGACACGGAGATTGGCAATGCAAATAAGCTCATTGAGGAGCTTAAGAAAGCTTCCAAGGGTGACGAGGGCATGCAGCAGAAGATATCAACTTATGAGACAGAGAATGCAAGGCTTCAGAAAGAGCTTGAGGAGACTAAGGTCAACTCAGCTATCAAGGTGGCTCTGCTTGAGGCTCATGCGGTTGATACTGATTATATGACCTATAAGATCAAGACAGCCCTCAAGGAGAAGAATGAGGAGCTTAAGCTTGATGATGAAGGCCACATAAAGGGATGGGATAACATGCTCACAGACTTAAAGACACAGTTCCCAGCTCAATTCACAGCTTCATCCGGCTCAGATGATGGCGAGAGGCACATCATTGAGAATAGACTGCCAGATCCTACAAATAAAGATACAGGACTGACGAGAGAAGACATATTGAAGAAATCATATGCAGAGCGTGCTAAGATTGCCCAGGAAACACCTGAGCTATATGAAGCTGCTATGCATGGAACAAAGTAAGGTAGAAAGGAAAAGGTGAAAGAATATGGCAATTACAAAGGTAAGTGACCTCATTAACCCAGAAGTAATGGGGGATATGATTGATGCAAAGGTAGAGGCACAGGCCAAGCTTTTAAAGTATGCCCATGTTGATACATCCCTTGAGGGTGTACCAGGAGATACAAAGACAGTTCCATCATGGAATTATATCGGCGATGCTGAGGATTTTGATCCGGAATCAGGAGATGAAATTGAGGCATCTAAGCTCACAGCAACAAAGAAGACATTCACTATTAAGTGTGCAGCTAAGAGCGTATCAATATATCAGACAGCAATCAATAGTGGTTTAGGGAACCCTGTTGGACAGGCTGAGACTCAGCTTTCAAAGTCTATTGTAGGCAAGTTGGATAATGATCTGCTTGATGCTGCATACACATCAGAGAATGTATATACACCAGATACTCTTGCAGTAATCGGATATGATGGCATTGTTGATGCTAACACAAAGTTCGAGGATGAAGAGGATGGAATAGAGAAGGTTATGTTCATAAACCCTAAACAGGAGGGAACGCTTCTCAAGGATGACAACTTTAAGTCAGCGGACAAGTTTGATAAGAGCGTTATTGTGACAGGCTCTATAGGTAAGATTGGATCATGCTGGGTAAAGAAGTCAAAGAAGATCAAGCTCATGACTTATGAGAAAGACACAGAGAAGGGAACTATTACTATAGTGGCTGATTCAACTGCTGAGTCAGACACAAACAAGCATCTTAGTACAGTTCAGCCAACATGCAAAGATGAGCTTGTAATCGGTGATAAGGTTAAGAGCCTTGCAGCTGGTTCACAGTATTATCTCTGCCCTATTATCAAGCTCCAGCCTGATTCAGATGAGACCGAGTTTACAGAAGAGGAAGCTCCAGCTCTTACAATTTTCCTCAAGAAAGATGTTCAGGTTGATCACGAATGGTTACCGAAGAAGCAGAGACATGATATCACAGCATCTAAGTATTATGGTGCTGCACTCACCAACGCTTCAAAGGTTGTACTTGCTAAGTTTAAGAAGTAAGGCGGTGGTCATATGATCATGACTGTCGATGAACTTAAGAAGTATGTAGACACCGAGGAGAAAGATTCAGTGCTTGAGGCTAAGCTTCAGGCACTGGAACTCCTGATCAGAAAATATACAAATAATAATTATCAGGACAGGAACAGGCGGTTTGTGGCTCCTGTGGACGCTGTGACAGGCTTTCAGTATGCATCTGAGCTGTTCAAGGTTGGCGACACTATACAGGTGTCAGAGTCACGCTACAACGATGGCTTGTACACCATCAAAGCTGTGGATATGGACAATGGACATATAGAGGTGAATGAGGAGCTTGTAAGCGAACCGGTCGTCATGGTGACAAAGGTGGTATATCCGATGGATATCAAGCTGGGAGTTGCAAACATGCTTTCATGGGACCTGAACAACCGGGATAAGGTCGGTGTACAGTCTGAGACCATCAGTAGGCATTCTGTGACTTATTTCAACATGGATGGTGATAATTCCATCATGGGATATCCAAAGTCACTGCTTGGCTTTTTAAAGCCATACATGAAAGCGAGGTTTTGAACATGAGAGGAATAGGCGGAAATGCAGTTGCAGATATACAGGTCAAGAGCATAACCAGAAACGAGATAGGTGAACAGGAAGTTGCATGGGTGTCAGAAGATACCTTGACTGGCTGGCTAGACCTCTCAGGCGGTGACAGTAAGTACACAACATATAATGCCAAGGTGCAGGAATCAACGCACATGTTCATAGCTGATTATAAACGTCTCAGTGACATGATCAAGGCTGAGAACAGCCGTATGGTGGTTAATGGTCAGGTATATGACATCATGCTGATAGATGATCCGATGGGGATGCATGAGCAGCTTGAGATATATCTGAAGTACACAGGAGGGCAGTAATGGGAAATGTGGAGTTCACAGACAACAGAATAAAGGTTGAGGCGGCTCTGGATGATGCTGTTATTGCCTTTCTGTACGAAGCTGCCGGAGAGGTCGAGGCTCAGACGAAGAGAGCACAGACGAGAGTAGACACAGGACAGACAAAAGGTGCATGGACGCATCATGTAGATGAAGATAAGGGCGAGGCGGTTATTGGTAATCCTCTTGAAAATGCTATCTGGGAAGAATACGGCACAGGTGAATACGCTCTGAAGGGCAATGGACGCAAAAAGCCGTGGGTTTATAAGGATGAGCGTGGTGACTGGCACACAACTCATGGTAAAAAGCCTCTCAGACCTTTACAGAAAGCCTTCTACAAGACAAAGGGCAAGATCATCAGGCGACTTGGCTCTATTCTCAATCAGACGTTCAGTGAGTAAGGCGGTGATGACGAATGACGACAGAGACATTATCATATATCAATAGCGTACTCACAGATGAGCTTGAGATTCCATACGCATTCATGGAGTGGCAGGATGACCCACCAGAGGCATACTTTGTTGGTGAATATTCTGAAGGTGATACACCTGAGGAAGATGGATGTCAGGAAATAACATTCATCATAGATGGATTCACAAGAGGCTCGTGGTTTAGCCTGGAGAAGTATAAACAGAAGATAGAACAGAATATTGAACGAACGGCAATCCTTGCAAGTGGTGCGGGGGTTGCCGTTTTTTATGGGAATGCGTCACCGATTCCAACAGGGGATGCAGACCTCAAACGTATACAGATCAATTTGACTATTAAAGAATATAAGAATGGAAGGTGATTATATCATGGCAGATACATTAACTTATGAAGAGTTTAAGTCATCCGGTATCACAGACAAGACACCGAAGAACATTGTGTTTGGTGCCGGAACGATTCACAAAGGGCTCAGGTATGACGCATCAAAAAAGACATGGAACTTTGCTGAGTCTTTGATCGGTGCAACATCCGGCGGTACAAAGCTGTCAATCAAGCCTGAGCTCAAGGATATAGAGGTCGATGGTGCATCAGTTAAGGTTAAGGAGTTGGCAGTTAAGATAGGCGAGACAGCACAGATGGATACTAACATGGTGGAGCTGTCGCCTGAGACGATCAAGATGGCTATTATTGGACAGAATGGCACATCAACAGCGGAAGGATACGATGTGATCGAATCCAAGGCAAGAATTGAAAAGGATGATTACATTGAGAACTTCGGATATATTGGAAGATTCTTAGATGGTCGTCCTGTTATCGTGATCTTTGACAATGCGCTCTGTACATCAGGCCTTGAGATAGAGGGCAAGAACAAAGAGAATGGCACATTTGCGCTGACTGTTGAGTGCTATGCGGATCTGTCACCGGCAGCTGATACATTGCCATACCACATCTATTTGCCTACAGGCACGACAACGGAGCAGGTTCAGCAGTCTATAGATTCCAGTACAGAAGTAACAGACTAATTGACATAGAAAAGGAGAGATAATCATGGGAACAACCGAGATAAAAAAGAATAAAGATGTAGTAGAGAATACCGAAGTAGTAGAAGATGCCAAGGCAACAGAAGATGTGCAGGAGATCAAGCCATATACACTTAGAAATCCAAAGGCTACAGATATAGCTGCATTCCTGAAACTGTTCAGCAAGCTGGGGGTAAAGGACTTCAAAGATTCATTCAGCGGCAATGGGTTCAAAGAGCTCATTGCGAAGGAACGTGAGAAACTTGCTGGTGATGAGGATGATGAGGACACATCGAAGTTCCTTGAGAATGTGGGTATTGGTCTTGCATTCGAGCTTGTAGATGTGATCCTGACAAAGCTGTCAGACTGTCAGCGTGAGGTATTTGTCTGCCTGTCACACCTGTCAGGAATGACAGTGGATGAGGTAGCAGATCTTGACCTCTCTGTATTCACACAGATGTTGTATGATGCGGTCACACTTCCAGGTTTTGCGGATTTTATCTGGGTTGTTTCAAACTTGTTCAAGAAGAGACAGTAGGCTATCTCAAGTTCATGGATCTCATATTCAAACGATATGCGGATCCGTACACTCTGCTTGATACGATGATAGACAATCAGAGCTTTGATGAGTTTGTATGCACATTCGTGCGGTTAGACGATGACGATAAGCTCTGGGATATGTATATTCACAAGTGTTGGGAAAATATATCATTCAATGACTTCAAGGCAAGGCTGTACGGCACATCAGGTGGCGGTTCACAGCCAGTCAGATCAGGGGCATTTGAGAGCAGAGGCGAGCTTGAAGCAACCATAAAGGATTCTATGTCAATCATAGAAAATTTTAAGCCATAGGGGCACACAGAACGTGTGTCTCTATTTTTTTATTATCGAGGAAAGGGGGTAGACCCTTTTGGAAGTATTTAAGATACTGGGAAGAATCGCAGTATCAAATGAGGATGCGAATGAGAAAATTGAAGAGACTGGCGACAAGGCAGAGAAGACAAGCAAAAAGATGAGTTCTGTGTTTGGCAATATCGGCAAGTTTGCGCTCAAGGCAGCAAAGGTAGCCGTTGTTGCGACAACAGCTATGGCCACTGGAATAGCTGGCATCACTGCTAAGGCTGTAAGCGAGTATGCGGACTACGAGCAGCTTGTTGGTGGTGTTGAGACACTGTTCAAGGACAGTTCAGATAAGGTTGTTGAGTATGCGAATAATGCATATAAGACGGCGGGATTGTCAGCGAACGAGTATATGGATACTGTAACGAGCTTTTCAGCGTCATTACTACAAGGCCTTGAAGGTGATACAGCGCAGGCTGCCGAGTATGCGAATCTGGCCATAACAGACATGTCAGATAATGCCAATAAGATGGGCACCAGTATGGAGATGATTCAGAACGCATATCAGGGCTTTGCAAAGCAAAACTACACCATGCTTGATAACCTCAAGCTTGGTTATGGTGGTACTGCATCTGAGATGGCAAGGCTTATCAATGATTCTGGTGTACTTGGTGATACCATGACCGTGACAGCAGATAACGTCAACAGTGTATCATTCGATAAGATGATTGAGGCTATTCATGTTGTGCAGACTAACATGGATATAACAGGCACTACCGCAAAAGAAGCAGCCACGACAATACAGGGATCCATCGGCATGGTGAAGTCCGCATGGGCTAATCTGCTCATAGGTATGGCAGACCCATCTCAGGATATGGGAGTGCTGATGAATAACCTTGTTGATTCGGCTATGGCTGTAGCAGATAATCTTGTTCCAAGGATAGCCGATACACTGCCGAGGGTGGTTACAGGGCTGTCTCAGCTGACTCAGAAACTGGCACCATACATACCGCCTCTTATTGAGCAGTTACTGCCATCGTTGATACAGGGAGCGACATCGTTGTTGTCTGAGGTGGTCAATAATCTGCCCGGAATACTTGAGACATTACTGCCCGGCATAGGTGGGGAATTGGGCCAGTCGATATCAACCGCTCTAAATTCTATTTTTAGCACCCTGACATCGATTTTACCATCGATTCTGCAGTTGGTGGGACCTGTGCTGACAACACTGTCAACACTGCTTAATCTGCTTTTACCACCGATGATGCAGATTATTCAGGCGGTTTTACCGCCACTTACGAATCTGATCAATATGCTTTTGCCGCCGGTGACTCAGATTATTCAATCTTTACTGCCTGTTTTGATGGCTATTTTGCAGCCTATACTTGAATTGTTACAGCCGTTTTTGGATATGTTGACACCGATTATCGACTTGGTAATGCAGGTAATCACACCACTGACAGATCTTATCAATATGATATTACCACCACTGGCGGAAATACTTTCGATGCTGATGGAAGATTATCTAAATGTGCTGAAACCAATCCTTGAATGGTATTGTAAGATGCTTTCAGGAACGCTTAAAGCTGCCATCAAGTTGATAGTTACAGTGATCAATAACTGTAAAGAATCATTTGCTGCAGCTTGGCGGGGAATCAAGAAAGCATGGAACGCGGCACCAGAGTTTTTTAGTAATATAGGATCCAATATAAAAGGTGCATTTGCATATGTAGGCACATGGTTCAGTGATATATTCAGCAAGGCATATAATGGGGTTAAGAATAAATTTTCTCCGATAGTGAACTTCTTCTCAGAAACATGGCAGAAGATCAAGAATATATTCGGCAAGGTTGGAACAGCAATAGCAGACGGATTATCTGGTGCTGTGACATCAGCGGTCAATGCGATACTGAGCAAGGCTACAGGGATTATCAATGGCTTTATCCGGGCAATCAATTCGGCTATATCAGTCTTGAATAAGATCCCAAAGGTGTCGATATCGAGAATAGATGAGCTTGACGCTCCGCAACTTGCTGAAGGTGGTGTGCTTAAGCGTGGTCAGGTTGGTATCCTTGAGGGTAATGGAGCTGAGGCTGTAGTGCCACTTGAGAAGAATACTGGCTGGATCAGGAAAGTTGCGGAGGATATGGCAGATATAACAGGTGGAACACCTGTGGGAGGTGACTCAGAGTGTTTGAATGTACTGTATAAGATATTAGAGATCATTAAACATATAGATGATAATCTGTATGACCTGATAGTGAAAGCTTTGACTGATGGGGTAAGACTAAAGATAGACGGCAGGGAGTTTGGAAGGATGGTGAAGGCGAATGCTTGAACAGCTTAGATATGTGAATCACTTAGGTGAGACTATAGAGTTCGGGAAGAAGGGTATCTTTGCCAACTCAAACGATCTCAGAAACTACGAATATGCATACGATAGCAGCAGGAACCGTGCCGAAAATTTCAGAACAGGGGTGGTCTCAAAGACCATCCCTGTTGTTATATCGGCAGAAAGTAAGAAGAAGTGTATCGATCTTAAGAATAGACTGTATGAAGTCTGTGAAAAAGACATCATAGCAGAACAGAAAGGGAAGCTCTATATAGGAGATTACTATCTTGAATGCTATGTGTTTAGTTCGGCGAAGAGCAATTATCTTGACGTGGCTACATCGATGAATCTGTCACTTAAAGTAGTAACAGATGGTGGCAGATGGATGAAGGAAGAGTTGCACAACTATAAGCATGTACCAGATAAGTTTATTGAAGGTAAAGGCTATGAGTATTGTTATGAATATGATTACAACTCAATTTCTGACAATATCAGTAAGCTTGAGGTGGACGACTTCAGAAACTGTGATTTTGTACTCAGCATACATAGTGGTGCTGTTAATCCAGTCATATATGTTGACAATCATTACTACAGCGTTAGGTGTGTTGTTGGCGATGGAGATAAGATCGTTATTAATTCTGCAGAGCTTACGATAACTCTTGTGAAAGCAGATGGAACCCGGGAAAACATGTTCAGATACAGGGACAAGCAAAGCGATGTGTTTGAAAAGATATCCCCCGGGAATCATCGTGTGATGTGGAATGGAAGCTTTGATTTTGATTTAAGTGTAATACATGAGAGAGGTGAACCAAAATGGACATAAGGTTGATATACACTGATGCAGACAGGGTAGAACAGGGATATCTCAGGAACTTCAGCGCAGATGTGGATGTTGCAAAGGATAAGGATTTTGAGATAACTGTAGCTAGGGATAATAACATTCTGCGAGGTGGCTCATGGTGGTATATCAACAACACAGAATACGGTGGCATAGTTGATAATGTTGGAGTTGTTACTGCAGACAGGGAGATTAGGTATACGGGCCGGAATCTCAGAGGCATACTTTGCGACAAGATTATTGAGCCACCGAATGGCGAAGACTACAGAATCGTAACAGGTGATGCAGTTACAGTGATCAATAAGCTCATTGAAGTGGCTGGACTTAGCAGCATATACAGAATGACAGGCGAATCATGGAATGTACAATCATTTCAGTTCAACAGATATGTGAGTCTCTATGATGGCATATGTGCGCTGTTGAGCACCCAGAACAGGGTTCTCAGGCTTGTGGTTAAAGATGGATATGTGACTATGAGTAGTGCGGTGCCTTACGATTATACAGAGGATAAGGATTGTATGAGATCGGATATCAACTACAATATCACGCAGATCAAGAACAGATATAATCATCTTATTTGCCTTGGCCAAGGGGAGCTCAAAGATAGACAGGTACTGCATTTGTATATTGATAAAAGAGGAAATATAACGGATACACAGGCATTCAAAGGCTTTGAAGAAAGAACCGCTGTGTATGATTATAGCTCAGCGACAGATATGGATGAGCTTAAATCCGGAGGTATAGCACGACTTCAGGAGCTGAATGCAGACCGTCTGGATATGACTCTGCCAGACATGGCGATGCAAATAGGAGACATCACAGGTGGCACAGAGAAGTTTACAGGAGCAACCGTAAAAAAGCAGATCACAAATATCATAGCTAAGATAGATGATAACAGCATAGACATTGAATATTCGGTGTCGTAGCGGAAAGGGTGGAAATATGAAGATAATATCAGGAAAAACAGGGATACCACATGTAACAAGTGCAGATGATAGAGCCTTACACAGAGCGGAATGGGATGGCAATGGATTCTTGTCGGTCTCACAGCCGCCAGTGCTGGTTAATTCAACGACACTTAGAGTATATCCGTGTGACATTATGTTTCAAGGCTGCCATGCTAGGGTTACAGGTACATATGAAGATCTTACTTTCCCTAGTGGAGAAACAGGTAAAAAGCGAGTTGATATTCTTGTTGCAAGATACACGCTGTCAGAGGAAGGACTTGAGGATATGTCATTGCTGATCTTGACAGGGCAGCCTGTAGAATCCTCACAGGAGCCACAATCACCTGCGTATGAAACTGGCATAATAGCCAATAATGTAAGTGTCGCCGACATGCCGCTTTACAAAATTATACACGATGGAATAAATGCGAGTGGGCCGGTTGCGATTGCATCAACTTTCCCCCCACTTAGTAATAAATATACAAAAGAGGAGTCAGATTCAACGACAAAGAATATCATCCAGGAGATATCGAAAGTCGAAAAAACAGCCGCAAAGGCACAGTCTATTGCAAATGACGCAGCATCAATGGCTGAGGAAGCTATAGGTAGGGCTGAGGAAGCGCAGAGAACAGCAGACACTGCATCGTCGAAAGCGGATAATGCACAGAACACGGCAGATGCTGCAAAAACAGATGCTGCTAATGCGCAAAGCTATGCGGAAAAAATTGCAACAAAAAGCCTTGTTATATCTGATATAGTAGGCGCAACAGCGACTATACCAGGAACTGACGCAGGAACAACACTTCAATATGACGTTGAGGTTGAGTTGCCTAATACGGGTAGAATATTAGTTATTCCTAAAAATATCCCTAGTGGTGTCACATACATGGGATATGAAGTTTCTTCAATAAATCAGACTACATATTCGATAACTGTAAAAGCAAAAAATACAAACAAAGCAGATTCAAATATAAGCTTAGTTGTAGTAGGAGTTGCAAGACCTAAGAATCTTATATAGGGGGTTGAGCATGTATATAAATTTTGAAACAATAAATCAGGTTGGGAAGCTACTTGGAGCTCTTGTACTGATAGGAGGGATACTCATATCAATATATAAATGGTATTCCAGGCAGAATGAACAGGACATAGAGATCAAGAAGTCATATGCTGTTGGTAGGACCGGAACTGTATCTATAGCATCCGTTCCGACTGGTTTCAGGCCGGTATCGATCGTAGCTGTATCATCCGGTCAGCAGGGACCAGACGGAAACATCTGCATGATGGGTACTACAGTGAAACTTGCAGCAAATGATGAGATATCACTCTCTGGAACATGGCTGACAGGCGATAAATTGACATCTTAATTTAGGAGGATAGAAAGTATGAAAAATGCAATATGTACAACCGCTGGAGCAATAGGCGGTGTGATAGCATCCCTGTTTGGTGGATGGGATGCAGGGCTGGCAACACTGGTCATGTTCATGGCCATAGACTATGTAAGTGGCCTTGTGGTGGCTGGAGTTTTTCACAACAGTAAGAAAACAACGTCAGGAGCCTTAGAGAGCAAGGCAGGATGGAAGGGATTATGTCGTAAGGGCATGTCCCTTTTGTTTGTATTGATAGCCTATAGGCTTGATCTGGCGATAGGCTCAAACTATATCCGGGATGCGGTGATAATAGGGTTCATAGTGAACGAGACCATAAGTATAGTTGAGAACGCTGGTCTCATGGGTGTACCGCTCCCTGAGGTAATCAATAAAGCAATAGACATATTAACATCAAAGAGTGAAGAGAAAGGTGGCGATCAGAATGAACGGAATTGACATCAGTGCATGGCAGGGTGATGCTGGCATCAACCTTGCTAAAGTGCCGTTTGACTTTTGTGTTATCAAGGCGACAGAGGGAACAGACTACAAGAACAGATACTTTGCAGCGCATTGTGATAAAGTTTTGAGTAGAAAAAAACTTCTGGGAGTATACCACTATGCAAATGGCGGAGATCCACAGAAAGAGGCTGACTACTTCCTGGCATACTGCAAGAAGTACATCGGCAAAGCAATCCTCGTACTTGATTGGGAAGCAAGAAACAACCATCTATTTGGTGTCAAGGATCTGGAGTGGTGCTTGCAGTGGTGCAGTTATGTGCAGAAAAAGACAGGCATTAAGCCACTGATATACATCCAGAAGAGCGCTATGGATGCAGTTAAAAAGTCCGGATATGGCTTGTGGATAGCTCAGTACCCAGATTATGTTGAGACCGGATACCAGGAGCACCCATGGAACGAAGGAAAATATAATTGCTTTATCAGGCAGTATACATCTGTTGGCAAGCTTGCAGGATACGCTGGCAGCCTTGACCTCAACAAGGCATATATCAGCGCTGCGAGCTGGAATAAGCTGGCAGGTAAGGCTAAGATCAAGCCTACATCTACGACAGCAAAGAAGAGCGTCAACACGCTGGCTAAAGAGGTGCTGGCGGGCAAGTGGGGCAACGGTACTGATCGTAAGAATAGACTCACAAAGGCTGGATACAATAAGGTACAGGCAGCAGTCAACAAGCTCGTCAAGGCTTCACAGATGTCAGAGGACAAGATCATCAATGCAGTTGCTCATGAAGTCATCATAGGCAAGTGGGGCAACGGACAGGAGCGTATCAATAGGCTTAAGGCAGCGGGGTATAATCCAACTATAATCCAGAACAAAGTCAATGAGATTTTGAAGTAGAACAGAGAGCCCATCATAGCAATATGGTGGGCTTTTTTTAGGGGCAATTTAGGGGCAATTTAGGGGCAAAAAATTGATTTGCCATGATATGTTATTACACGAAGTACCTTCAAAAAGTAACGTATTTAAGCCATTTTGAGATATTTTGACATATCAATATATTAATTATAAAATAAACAATATGTATAAATGTATACAATGGAGGAGAGAGATGAATAGAAGGAGAACAAAAAAGGGGGCGTCGGATTCTACAGAAATGGTAGATACGATAGGCTTCAATATGCGGGATATCCGCAAAAACAGCAGATCTTCGAAGTATACGGTAAAGTATATGGTTGCGGAGATAAATGAGCTCCTGCCGGAGAATCATAAGATAACAGAAGGGATATATTACAAGTGGGAGAATGAGGAGAGGCTTCCGACAGCGCGGCACATTCCGGCTATAGCTAGTGTTCTCGGTGTGTCTGAGACTGCACTTTTTCACTGGCAGGGTATGAAGAATGGAACTGTCAACAGTAAATATAGTCAACTGGTTGAGAGCGTTAAAGCACTTGGAGATGACAAGACGGCTGATATAGCCTGGCTTGCATCGGGTTGGTCAGGTGACCTTAAAGCTCTGGTTGAATTTGACATGCTGTATGCAAGTCTGCCTGCGGAGGACAGACGGGATGTGGCATCTCTTGGAATAAGATTATATGATGTGTGCAGGAAAGAGGGCAGACTGAATCAGGATGTGCCATCTGTGGATTTCTCTTATTTGCAGCAGGCTCTCAGGGATCTGTGGGCATCAAAGTAAGATATAATTGCACAAATAAAAAAAATATCTTTGTTCTTTTTGACAAAATATCCAACTTGACATGGTAAAAATCAAAAAAATCTTGACTTGTGCACAAAAAAAGCTATGATAATATCAAGGGCAACCGATTGCGCATGGAGCGTTGCGCAAATGCGGAGATATGTGCTGAACAAAAGGAGACTTGAACATGGAGACAAAAGAGTCAGGCCAGAAGATGACCATTTCTGATGTGGCTGAGGCGTTAAATATATCTAAGACTACAGTATCGAGAGCGATTTCCGGAAAGGGAAGGATCGGTGCCGAGACAAGGCGGAGAG